AAAAAGTTACGTCAACGCCGTGATGACATACAGGTGTCTTTAGGCACAGGTAACATTGGTTCATTCGATGATTACAAGTATGCGGTTGGACAGGTTAAAGGTTTGACGTTCATGGAAGAAGAAATCAAAACAGCAATGAAAAATATTGAGCTATCAGATGAATAAAAAACTGTATGTGCCTGAAAGTATGGCAAGAAAACCAAAAGACATGGAAAATATTTCTACGCCTATAAAGACTGCTTTTGGAAAAGATAAAGAAAAAAGCAAGAACGAAAATGACCCTTCTGAAATGGAAACTTCAGTATTAGAGAGACTCCCACAGCCAACTGGATACAGAGTTTTAATAATTCCTTATTATCCAAGTGAGAAAACCAAAGGCGGTGTTTATGTCCCTGATGCAGTTAGAGACAGAGAAGCCTTTGCAACTGTAGCAGCTTATGTCGTAAAACTAGGTCCAGATGCATACCAAGACTCCCAAAAATTCCCAACTGGTTCGTGGTGTTCTGAAAAAGATTGGGTTCTTATAGGAAGATATGCGGGAAATAGGTTTAAAGTGGAAGGACTTGAGGTTCGTATTATAAATGACGATAATATTATAGCCACAATACTTGACCCCAAAGACATTTCGTATGTATAAGATAACAGAGGAGCATTTTTGCTATGCAAGCAGAAGCACAAGAACAAGAAGTTGAAGAAGTAACATCCGTAGAAATAGAGGATGATTCAGAGGTTATTGAAGAGTCTTCTGAAGAGCAGCAGGCATCCTCTGATGAAGATTCTGATGATGAGCAAGAGCTTAGAGACTATGAATCTCCAAATAAAAAGAAAAAAGACCCACAGCGTAGAATCAAACATTTAACTGCATTAAGAAAAAAGGCTGAAGAAGAAGCAGCAGCCGCAGTAGAATATGCGCAGCAAGTCAAAGCTCAAAATGAAGAATACAAAAAACGTCTTTCAACTTTAGACAAGGGATATATGTCTGAGTACGAAGGAAGAGTTACAACACAAGAAGCCCAAGCAAAACGTGCATTAGCAGAAGCACATGAAGCAGGCGATTATGAAAAATTAGCAGATGCTCAATCGGCAATATCACAAATTGCTATTGAAAAAGAGCGTCTTCGTTTACAGAAACAACGTTCTCAGCAGCAAGCTCAAGAGTATGCTGCTCAACAAGAACAGGTGCAACAGCAACCCCGTCAACAAGCCCCTCAACCACAGCGTGACCCAAAGCTAGAGTCATGGTTAGAAAAAAATAAGTGGTTTGGTCAAGATAAGGTTATGACAGGTGCTGCAAGAGCAATTCACGAAACGTTAGTTGCGGAAGAGGGATATGCCCCTACAACCGATGAATATTATTCAGAAATTGATCGGCGCATGCGTTCTGAAATGCCTAATAAGTTTGCAAGTGGCAAGAAAAACGTCCAATCTGTCACTCCTTCGGGGAACGGTACTCGTTCACTGGTAAATGGACGGAAAAAGCAAGTGGATCTAAACCCTGGTCAAGTCGCATTGGCTAGTAAATTAGGTATACCCTTGGAAAAATACGCACAAGAAGTGCAAAAACTAGCGAATCGGAGAGACTAATGGCGGATCGCACACCACGAGAAACAGACACTCGGCAAAGCCAAGAACGTAAAGTTTGGAGGCCAGGAACAGCCTTAGAAGCTCCAGAACCACCTTTAGGGTATAAGCATCGTTGGATTCGAGAATCCGTGATGGAATTTGATGACAAAACTAATGTCCATAAAAGGCGGCAAGAAGGATATGAACTCGTTCGCGCAGAAGAATATCCAGAGTATTCAGGTCCAGTTGTAGATGAAGGAAGAAACGCAGGCATCATAGGTGTTGGCGGTTTAGTTCTTGCTCGTATACCTACTGAACTGGCAAAACAACGCAATCAGCATTACCAGAAGAGTACACAAAATCAGATGGAAGCTGTTGATCGTGATTGGATGCGTGAAAATAACCCCGCGATGCCAAAATTGGCACCTAACCGTAAATCTAGTGTGAGCTTCGGTTCACGCAATAAATCTGAAGGATAGATAAGATGGCGAATCAAGACGCTCCCTTTGGCCTTCGTCCAGTAAAAAGTAGCACAAGTTCTCAACGGCAGAACCGCTACCGTATTGCTTCTGGATACAACACTAACATCTTCCAAGGCGACCTAGTAACGGTTGCTACTAATGGAACAGTTGTTCGTGTTGCAGCAGGAGATAATGCTTTATGTCTGGGCGTATTTAATGGTTGTCAATATGTAGATCCTAACGGAAATATAATATTTTCTAATCATTGGCCTGCAAACGCAACTGGCACTGACATTTTCTGTAATGTCATTGACGATCCAAGTGCATTTTTCGAGATTCAAGCAAACGCTGCATTTCCTGTAACGGACTTGTTTGGAAATTTCGATATTGTGGATAATAACCCTGTTGGAAGTACAGTAAGTGGCAATTCTAATATGGAAATTGCTGTGTCAACAGGCAATACCACAGCCGCATTAGCCTTAAAAGCTATGGATATTTCTCAAGACCCTGAGAATAGCGACACAACCACCGCGAACACAAATGTGATCGTAAAAATCAACAACCACCTATTCAGTGCAGGCACTGTAGGTCTAGCATAAGGAGATTGAGTTATGGCTATTTCAAGATCACAGCTCGTCAAAGAGCTAGAACCTGGACTTAACGCTTTATTTGGTATGGAATATGACCGTTATGAAGGCGAACATGCAGAGATTTATGACACAGAGGCATCAGATCGTGCTTTTGAAGAAGAAGTTATGCTTGTTGGTTTTGGTAATGCTCCAACTAAAAGTGAAGGCTCAGGAGTTGAGTTTGACAACGCAAATGAAGCGTATACTGCTCGTTATTCACACGAAACAGTTGCACTCGCATTTGCACTAACTGAAGAAGCTGTTGAAGACAATTTGTATGACCGCCTTGGTGCTCGTTATACAAAGGCATTAGCCCGTTCAATGGCACACACAAAGCAAGTGAAAGCTGCTGCAACGCTTAATAATGCGTTTGATGCAAACTTCACTGGTGGTGACGGTGTTGAACTTTGTTCAGCAGTTCATCCACTATCAGGCGGAGGCACATTTCGTAATGAGCCTGCAACTGCTGCTGACCTCAACGAAACTTCACTTGAGAATGCTCTTATTGACATCTCAACGTTCGTTGATGAACGCAACATGATTATTGCTTTGCGTGGCACTAAGATGATTATTCCACCACAACTGCAATTCGTTGCAGATCGTTTGTTGGAGTCAACTCTTCGTGTCGGCACTGCTGATAATGATGTTAATGCAATCCGTAACATGGGTATGTTACCAGAAGGTTACACTGTTAACCATTTCTTGACAGACCCAGATGCGTTCTTCCTTAAAACAGACGCTCCAAATGGCTTTAAGCACTTTGAGCGTTCGCCAATGAGAACGAATATGGAAGCAGATTTTGATACAGGAAACATGAGATTCAAGGCTCGTGAGCGTTATAGCTTTGGCTTTAGCGACCCACGTTGCGTATTTGGTTCCCCTGGAGCATAATTTGTGTTAAGATAGAGTATAAGCATTTTTCATGTTTTGCTCCTTAAACTTAGAGGCGGCGCGAGTCGCCTCTTTCTTTTTGTTAAATATGTGGTATTGTGTGATTATCCCTGACAGCGGCATTGGGCTGCTGACACAACCCAAGACAGGAGATTGACATGGGTATTACTACTTTTTCTGGCCCTATAAAGGCAGGAACAATCAAAAATACAACAGGAACAACTCTTGGTTCTGACATTGCAAATGTCGGTCAAGTTGTTATGGCACAAACATTTTCAGCAGATTTATCTGGCGGTGCATTAGCCGCGTCTGTTACAAACGTTGTTATTCCTGCGAACTCTCAGATAATTGACTGTGTTATTGATGTTATTACTGCTGCCAACGCAACAACAAATTTGAGCATCGGTGATACTGTAGGTGGCGCTGCTACTATTTTAAACACGTTTGCAAGTGGAACAACTGCGGGTCGTAAATATCCAACTACAGAAGCAGGCGCTGCATTAGCTTGGCAAGACACAGGAACAGCGGATATTCGTTTGACTGTTACTGCTTCTGCTGCAACAAATGCGGGTTTAGTTCGTTTTACAATTTTGTATCAGCAAAACAATAACCTAGCGTAATAGGAGGCTAATATGGCAGGTCCAGTACAAGCATTTAATCATGCACAAGGAAGTGCTGCGGCTGTTGTTGGCCCCGCACGTTCACGCATTCGTCAAATTGTAATATTTGCAAGCGCGGCAGGAGCGTTTACAATTAAAGATGGAAGCGGTTCAGGTTCTACGTTACTTACACAAACATTTCCGACAGGTTATCATCAAATAAACATTCCCGATGATGGAATACTTGCCACAAGTGGTGCGTTTGTTAGTGCGTTTACAGGAAGTAGCAATCAACTGACGCTCTTTCTGTCTTAAAGGTGCAACATGGCTCGTAAAAGAGACAAAATGCCTGCAAGAAACAAAAAGAATTTCCGCTCCACTAAATCTGGGGCGGGAATGACTAAAGCGGGTGTTGCTGCTTACAGACGTAAAAACCCAGGATCTAAGTTAAAAACGGCGGTTACTGGTAAAGTAAAGCCTGGAAGTAAAGCTGCAAAAAGGCGTAAGTCATTTTGCGCTCGTTCCGCAGGTCAAATGAAGAAGTTTCCTAAAGCGGCAAAAAATCCAAATTCACGTTTAAGACAGGCTAGGAAAAGGTGGAAGTGTTGAACAAACAAGTCACAATAGCTCTTGCAACAGCTTTTATCATCGGTGTTGGTGGTGTTGGTTATAGTTGGGCTGATTGGGTTACAAAAACCCTTATTGCAGTAGATAAAAGAACAGAGGTTATGGCCTCTCAAATTAGGTTTATGAAAGAACATATGGAGAGAAATTATGGCAATGTCGAGGGCGCAAATGAGCGAACAAGTATCCAAGCCACCTTCAAAGAATAAAACGCCAAAAGGCTTAACCTACTATAGAAAAGGTGGAAAAGCTTCCGCAAAATCAAAAGGTAGTAAGATTTGTCCAGAGGGTAAGGCATGGGCAAAACGTACTTTTGATACATATCCTTCAGCGTATGCAAACATGGCAGCATCTAAATACTGCAAAGACCCCAACTATGCTAAAGGCGCTAAAGGAAAGAAGAAAAAATAATGGGTGAGCTTAAAAAGTGGAGAGATCAGCAATGGGTGAGGATAGGAACCGATGGTAGTATCAAAGGTCCGTGTGGCACTTCAAAAGATAAAAAGAACCCTGATAGGTGTCTTCCAAAGAATAAAGCAAATAGTCTTTCAAAGAAAGAAAGAGCATCCACTGCCCGAAAAAAGAAAAGTGAAGGTAAAAAAGGCAAAACAGTCGTTAAAAACACCAAAGCCGCAGAAGTCAAATTTGCAAAAAAAGGCGGTGAAATCAAACAAACAAAAGCCAAAAGGCCGTTCAAAGGGAAGGCCAAAAAAGGCACAGCCGTAGCAAGAGGATGCGGTGCAATTATGAAGAATCGACGTAAGCGCACAAAAGGTGCGGTTAAACAATCCTGAAAGGAGAATTATTATGGCGATGAAAAAGAAAGGCTACCGTAGCGGTGGTAAAGTAAAAAGAATGAACAAGGGTGGTGTCGCAGGCGGCAAGAAGCCCAAGAGAATGATGAAGGGTGGAGCCGCAGGTGGTAAAAAGCCTATGATGATGAAAAAAGGTGGTAGAGCAGGCGGTGCAAAGAAAATGACCGTAGCTGAACTTCGTTCTGCTGCTAAGAAAATGGGTTATAAAGTAACTAAAGCGTAATGCCATATTTACATAGCAATATACCCTATTTTAAAGCATGGGTTCGCCGTGAATACACTCATAACCATGAGGATTATCACGGCGAATTTTTACATGCTATGGTTGTTGGCGTTACATCAATGCCAAACAGGTGTCTTAGCTTTCAGGTTATCTTCACTGGTAGTGAAGCTGAAGGTGAAGAAGAGGACACAGTACACGGTGGAGCGATGTGGGCTAGAATGCCCATAACCGCGTTAGTTGCCGACATTCCCTTAGATGAATGGCCTGAACCAATGGAAACTTATGATGCACAGCCTTGGGATTGTGCTTCGTATAATCATGCAGTGTATGTAATAGATCGTGCTACCCCGTGCCCTTGGTTGGCAAAGGTAGATGGTCAAATGCATCCTGCAAAGTATCTTTTTACAGTTGATTACGCAGAGAGCGAGATAGCAGACGATCCTGCACAACACAAACAAAGTCACGTTTTGCAACTACTGGACGCGGGAGAGTGGACAGGTAATATCGTAGCTTTACCAAATAACAGAGTAAGAGTAACGCATCCTGCATGGTTTGCTGCGGGAGAGGGTGCGCCTGACTTTAAACCTTCACAACATATACACTATTCAAAAAGTGATTTAGACTATACACTAGATGTCAATCGTATTTTTGATAATCTTTATAACGAGGACTAAAAATGGCTATATCAGGATCAGCAGACTTTGAATTAGATGTAGCTGAATATGTAGAAGAAGCTTTTGAGCGTTGTGGCTTAGAAGCTCGTACTGGCTACGACCTGAAAACAGCCAAAAGATCTCTTAATCTGATGCTTGCTGATTGGGCAAATCGTGGACTTAATCAGTGGACTATAAAGCAAAGAACACAGGCATTAACAACTTCTGATGGTCAATATGACATGCTAACAGACGTTATTGATGTTCTTTCTGTTGTTGTAAGAAGAAGCGGCACAGACTTTACAATGGATAGGATTAGCAGGGATACATACCTTGCTATTCCTACAAAAACCACTACTGGAAGGCCAACTCAGTTCTTTTTAGACAGGCAATTAACACCAAATTTAAAGATATGGCCTGTACCAGAAAATAATACAGATATTCTAGTTTATGATTGTTTGACTAGAATAGATGATGCTGATGCTCAAGTTAATACAATGGACATACCGTTTAGGTTTTACCCATGTTTATCAGCAGGTTTAGCTTATTATATTGCTTTAAAACGTGCCCCAGAACGTGTGCAGATGTTAAAAGCGGTTTATGAAGAAGAAATGAGAAGAGCGATTGATGAAGATAGAGATCGTGCTTCTTTTCAAATTACACCAAGTTTAGGAAACTACCGTATTGTCTAAATTTGCAACAGGAAAACATGCTTTTGGCATATCAGACCGATCTGGGTTCAGATATCGGTTAAAAGATATGCGTAAAGAATGGAATGGTTTGCTTGTAGGAAGAGATGAATGGGAAGAAAAACATCCTCAATTACAGCCACTTAGAGCCGTTCCTGATCCCCAAGCACTAAAAAACCCTAGACCAGAGCAAAATTTAATTGAACAAAGAGAAATACAATACGGCTATGATCCTGTTGGTTTTAGGGACATACCAGGCATTACTCCTAGAAACAATCTGACTGCTCTTGGAGAAATTGGCACAGTTACAATAAATATTTCAGATACTGGAAATGATGACATTACTCCATCTGGAGTTAGTGCTAATGCTCTTATAGGAACTGTTACAGTTAATCCTAGCGCAACAGCACCAAGATTTGATAGTACATCTGTAACATTAGACTCTACTACAGACACATTTGACGAGGGATAGAACATGGCTAAACAGACAGTAGGGATAGGAAGTAGCGCAAATGATGGTAGTGGGGATACTCTTCGCTCTGGTGCCACTAAAATAAATGCAAACTTCACTGAAGTATATGCAGCCCTTGGAAACGGCACCACTCTTACTGATATTATAGATGCCAATGGTGTTATAGATGTAAGCTCTGGCGCAAACAAAATTGTGTTTTACTATGCCAATTTAAGTGACCTCCCAAGTGCAAGCACATACCACGGCGCGGTAGCCCATGTTCATGCGACTGGGGGGTTATATTTTGCACATGGCGGAGTATGGATTCGAGTTAATGATGAGACAACTGGCCCTGTAACCAAGTACACAACAGGGACAAATGGATCATCTGCCTATACTTTTACTGGTCCTGGTGCTACGTCTGGAGATAATCCAAACTTTACTTTTTACAAAGGACATACTTATTTAATTGATAATACCTCAAACGTAGGGAGCCATCCTTTGCAGATAAGAACATCTAATGGGGGTTCAGCCTTTACGACAGGTGTTACAGACAATTACAATTCAACCACAGGACTAACACAATTCATTGTGCCTCACGAACCCTCCGATACATCTTTGGTGTATCAATGTACAAGCCACAGTAGTATGGTCGGAAACATAACAATAGTGTGATGATATGAGTTTTACATATTTACAATTAAAAGATGCTATAAAAGCATACGCAGAATACGAAGAAACAAGCTTTGTAAATAATATACCTTTGTTTATCCGATTATCGGAAGAACGTATTCTTAAAAACGTGCAGCTAAGTTTATTTCGTAAAAATGCAACGGCTAAAACAAGTGCTTCTGTGCAGTATATAAAAGTTCCTTCTGATTTTTTAGCACCGTTTTCCATGAGTATGACAGGATCTGATGGAGATAAGTTTTTCTTGGATTTTAAAGATCCAAGTTTTGTTCAGGAATATACGCCAGATCCGACTACTACAGGCTCTCCAAGGTATTACTGTCAATTTGATGTTAATAACTTTTTATTGGGACCGACTCCAAATGCAGTATTTACTGCTGAACTTCATTATTTTTATAGACCACAAAGCATTACAGATCTATCAGATAGCTCAACAACGTGGCTAAGTGAGAACGCTGAAATGGCTTTATTGTATGGAGCAATGATTGAGGCATACATTTATATGAAGGGCGATCAGGATATGATGGCAATGTATAATAAACGTTTTGAAGAATCTATTGTTGGTATTAAGATGCTTGGCGAAGCAAAAGAAACAACTGACGAGTACCGAACTGGAAAAGTTATAAGGGCTAAACAATAATGTTTAAAATAGATGTAAGTGTTCCTAGAGATGAATCTTTAGTTCAAATAAACACAACCCATAATAGGGGTCTTACCCCTGATGAATTATCCGAACAGTGTGTGCAAAAGATTATTGCTGTTTCGGATTCAGCGCATCCAGAAATAAGGGATCAGGCTCGTGCCTACTCTAAGCATCTGGAGAAATTGGTGGCTTACTATATGAGACAAGCTATTCACAGTGACCGTACAACTGTGTATAATGCTCTCAAGGAAGCAGGTCATCCTGAACTAGCCGACCTTATAAGGAGATTGTAAAATGGCATTTAGCGGCAACTTTATGTGCACATCATT